GTGGTTACCTACAATAGAATATAATGTAATACCACATTTATTTAAATTATCAAAATAAAATTTGCGTACTTTATCCAATATAGCAAAATTGACATACTTTCTACGGTCAAAGGTATCACCCAGGTCTATTACTGTTTTAATATTGTTTGCTAACAAGTAAGGGAAAAATTGTTTAGTATAGAATTTTTCTATATAATCATTAAAAGATTTACTATCACTCTTGCCACCAAAATGTTGGTCGCCTATCAATGCTATCTTCACTTGTATTTTTTCTCCCATTTATAATGACATCTTGTACATTCAAAAACTTGTATTGCTTTTCCATCTGAACCATGTTTTACATCAAAACTACAATCTGTAAATACATAATCTGGTTCATACTCTTTGCACTTTGGACATTCTTGAAACATTAATATGTTATAATCATTTGACACTTACCATCTCCTTTACGATATTAGAAATTATAAACTTTAAATTTTTAAACTCACGCAATCTTCGTAAAGTGTATGGAAGCCAATCTTCACCAAATGGAACATATATCCTAACACAATAACCTTGCTTTAACAAGGAAGAACTTAAATCACGGCGAATCCCGTATAACATCTCTATAAACAAATCATTCTTTTTCACATTATCATGCCCAACAATAAATCTATTTAAATAACTAAGTATATCATTTATCAGTTCTTCATCATGTGTACCAATAGCTGGAATTGGTGCTGAATCATTTTTAAGATATTGATAAGACCTACATCTGTTTGATAACAAACGTAAAGCATTCTTTACAAATATATCATGTATTGTATTTTCTCCAAGAAATTTGTCTTGATATGCTTTTGTAATATGTTCTTTATAAGCACCCTTCACCAATCTAACAGATATTTCTTTATCCATCATAAGAGATAAATCTTTTTCTGTTCTATGTAGATTTGATTGTAGAGCTATTCCAATATTCGGAAATTGTTTTCTTAACTTTATAGCTAAGTCAATCGTACCTTGTGTAACAGATGAATCTTCCATATCCAAACGTACTGTCATGCCATGAAGATATGCTCTATGCACAATATCACTCAATCGTGCATAACACCTATCTTTATTTAATAACAATCCTAATTGTGTTGGTTTAATAGATATGTCTAATGGATAGTTAACCGACGCATAATATTTAATTATATCAGCATACTGTTTTAAAGCTTTATTACAATCCACATCAGTCTTACTAATCTCACCTAGATAGTCAATCGTTATATCATAACCATCAGTAATGAGTTTACTGATTACAGGTATGGCTGAATCAAAATCATGTCCAGCAATAAATCTCTTTGCTAAGGGATATAAAAATTTCATTTCATAAATCTCTCAACACCTCTAATCTTATTTTTTTTCTTTTGTGATTTGTATGGTGACTCAGCATACTTCTCATGTGTATGCAGGTATTCTATATATGAAGTAACTTGTTTTTGATCATCTTCACCAGCTGCACTCACTTGTTGTAAAACACCAGACCTTTCCACATACAAATATTTTAAATGCATCTGTTTCTTTTCCTTCTGTATTCTACGAACAAATGCATGATGAATAATCTGTGTAAAATAAGAAAATGGATTTTTAGATTTCTCTGGATTAAAATTGTGGGCATAAAGTAAACAGTTCTCTATACCATCACTCACTAAGTCATCACGAAATGTATAGTTAATGAAGTTAGGTTTCCATGCCAAGTTCTCTGATATCTTGAGAAAACACTCTGCCATATATGATGTACTAGGTGGATCGGGGTCATCTGTTTCTCTTGCATCCAACACCCATTGTTTCCACTTCTTCATTTCTTTAAAAAACATTTCGTTGTCCACATAATGCTTTGGATTAGCCATTATTCGACTCCAGTTGAACCAAGACCACCGCCTCGATTTTTCATTTCAGATTCAGCTGTATGTTCATCTTTACAAATTTCAACCATGTTAGCAATTACAATTGGTTTGATAACCAGTTGTGCTATTCTATCACCCTTCTTTACTTCGTATGGATGATGATTATGATTAATCATTATGATTTTAAGTTCATCACGATAACCAGAATCAATAGTGCCAGGTGTATTTAACACTTGCAATCCAAATCTTGCAGCTAGACCAGAACGTGATCTAACTTGTCCCTCATACCCGTATGGTATAATAATATAAAGACCAGTACCAATTGTTGTCCAACTAAAGGCACGAATCGTTTTATATTCATCAGAACGAATGTCCATACCTGCATCACCAGAATTTTTATACTCTGGTATTGAATTTTCAGTTTTTCTATAAACTTTAACTGGTAAAATCATTTCATTAAACATTATAATCAATTCCTATTGGTGTATGTATTGTTGAGCAAACAGAGTATTCTGTTTTAGCTTGTGGAGGTCGTTTAATTGGAAACGTCTGCACACGTTTACATTCTTCACATTCATAATAACTATACCACTTTTGTTCATCATTATGTTCAGTAATTCCATCAGCTATGTGTTTCGATGTCCTCGTCTGACAATTCGGACAATTCCTTTTCGTTTTCATAGTCCTCAAGCTCCCTGATAATTTTACGTTTTACTCTGAATGCTTTCCATTTATGATTTTTTTCTTTCTGTCTTTCTGTTTTGGTTTTTCGATACGTCTTACCCACTTTCCTATCTCCTTTTATACTGTTACTTGTTTAAAATTATAATCAAACTTTTCATCTGCATATATCTTCACACGTTCCCTCCAATGTTTAAGTCCATAATTATCTCGCTTCTTCCAATGTAAATCATCAACTATATCATATAGTACTGCTTGGTTATTCATATCATCCAACCTCAATATTCTACCAATGGATTGTAAATTTCTAATCTTGGCTTTGTATGGATGAGCAAAAATTAATGATTGAAGATTCTTTATATTTACACCGGTAGATAAGACACCTGATGATGCTATGATAACTGCGTCTTTACATTTCTCTGTGATAGAACGAATGTTTTCACGTTCTTCAACATCAGTCTCACCAGCTATAAAAAATATGTCTCTCCCTTTAGATTTACTCTCCATCATCTTCTTTAATACTTTACCATGTTTCTCTACATAATTAAATAGAATTAACGTATTACCCTTTTGATCTAAAGCCAGATTACATATAAAGTTATTTCGTTTTGTATGTGATACAATAAAATCTATTTCTTCTTTATATGTTGCTTTCTTAACCAACTCCCGTTCAACATCTGGATACTGCATCAACAAACATTGTATCTTCAAATCAGATATATGTTTGTCTTTCATCAACTGTTTAGATGTTACAGCTTTATATACTTTACCAAACAATCCTTCCAGAACAAATTGGTGTGTCTTGGATTCAGTTAATGTTCCAGTAGTTCCAAATCGGTATCTACAACTCACCATCTTTTCAAGTATGCCTTTCAATGATGTTGCACTACATAAATGTGCTTCATCACCAACTACCATACCAAACTGTTTAAAGAATGGAACACCCAGACGATATAAAGATTGCCATGTAGAAATTACAATCTGTTTATCTGTTTTCTTATCTCTACCAGAATATATCATATGACATTGACTCTTGCCATCCCACTTATCATGTGATGAATAATCCAGAAAATCATTATACATCTGTGTCACCAGATTTGTAGTAGGGACAAGTATTAATATTTTGTCATTGTCCAAGAAATTTTGATGCCACCTTATCAGAGAATAAATGACTAAACTCTTTCCAGAAGATGTTGGTGAGAGCAATAGAGCCCTCTCTTTCTTTACGCAGTGCGTAAAGGACTTAATCTGATAATCTCTTGGTATGATCGGCTTATTCTTACAATGAAGATTAAGTGCTTTAAAGAAATCTGCAATATTTTCATCTGATAAACCAGAAGTAGGTGTGATACTAACGACATCACTTTTAACTACATATTGTCGTTGCATAGCAAACTTCATCAAATGGTCATACAGGCCTAGATAAAGCTGTTGCGTTTTTATATTGAATAAACGAATTTTGCCATCCCACATTTTATTTCGGTATTGTGGCATAAACGCAAAACCAGGGACTTGAAAAGCAAAGAATTCGTTAAGCTCTTGTGCTATATGTCGCTCACAGGAAATCATCAGAAATGTTTCATTTAATTTACCAACAGTTATCATAATTTAAAATGCCCCACCCATAAATTTTTGATGTTCAAGAGCATTTTTTATATTGAAGCTTTTGTTTTGCATTACTTTTCCAGCTTCAACAACCAATTTTAATTTCTCTGCTTGTGCTGTAAGTCTGTCTTGCACTTCATTTAATATAGGATCAGAATCAAGATATATATTAACATCAGATTTTAAAACTTTATGGTCAAATGGTTCTTTAACATATACAGCTGG